GTAATTTTAACGTAAATGGAAAATAAATTGTTGTACAATCTTCAGGTTATAAGTAAATTGGAGAAAAATGATAAATTGATGATAGTTAACGAGGAGGAATTAGATGTAGATAGAAGACATTTACAATCCGTTAGAAGATATATGGCAGGGGATTCTAGGGATGGCATCTTATCTTTTTTAAAAAATATGTTTAATTGTTTAGACGTGGAAATAGATAAATTAGTCAATACATACAGGAATAATTCTACACCTACAGAAACTTTAGATGATATAAAGGATATTCTACATGATTTCTATTTAAGCATAACAAATGCAAAGAAAGGGGTTTTGAATTTATTAAATACTTACGAAAATGATACAGCAGTTAAAACAAAATTAGAATTATACTACAACACTCTAGATAGGAAAAGTTTAAGTCTTAAAAAAAAATTAAATATTACTTAATACTTAAAATAGAGACGTTACGACATTCAATAATGTTTAATAAATAAATTACTTAAAAGAATAATACATACAATTGTAAATGGAATCGTTTCAACGTTCCCGTAGTAGATTGGAGAGAGGTGAAGATTTAAATTTTCAGGTTTTATCGTGGGAAGCTTTAGATGAACATGAAGATTTAGATGATGATGACTCTCCTAAACGGTATAAGATATATTTATTTGGTGTGGATAGTAAAAGTCGTAATGTTTCAGTTAGAGTAGAATCTTTTACACCGTTTTATTATGTGAGAATACCACAGGAACTTCAAAATAAGTGGAATCAATACCATACTGGAGTTTTAGAAGATGTTTTTAAGAGAAGATACAAATCAGGGTTTAAGAGTGCATTATTATGTGAAAAAGTTAATATTAAAGGGTTCACAAACAATCGCAAAGATAAGTTTCTACGATTATCTTTTACAACATTGGAAGCTTTTACAAAATCTAAGTATTATTTTTATCCTTCTATTTGGAATCCAGTGGGTGATCAGGAGAAAGGCGATTTAGACTATAATAGATTACCTTTACTTACTTCTATTTCTACTAATAAATTAAAGTTTGATATATTTGAGCATAATATTGAACCTTTTATTCGATTTTCTCATGTTCAGAATATCACCATGGCTGGTTGGATTCATATTATGTGGAAAGATTTATGCGAACCTGATGACGCTTTAACTAGATGTCAACTGGATTATACATGTAGATATGATAAAGTTAAACCCAGCGAAACAGAAGGTATTTGTAATTTTGTATGTGCAAGCTTTGATATAGAGTGTACATCTCACACGAAAAAAGGTTTTCCAGATTTCAAGAAAGATTTAGATGAAATTACACAAATTGGTACGACACTTATTAAATATTCAACTGGTGAAAAACTAAAACATATCGTTACTAAAAAAAGTCCTACTGAAGGTGGGTGTTCTAAAGTACCGGATACAGAAATTGAATTAGCTGACAATGAAATGGATATAATTAAAAAATGGGTAAACTTTATAGAACAGGTTGACCCAGAGTTTATAGTAGGTTATAACACTTATGATTTCGATTGGAAGTATATTTATAATAGATGTAAAAAGTTTGGTAAAGAATATTTATTGGAAAAACTATCAAGAATACAACATTTGCCTGCTTATTACAAAAAAGAAAGATTGTCTACATCAGCATACGGTGATAATTATTTTGAGTTTATGCATCCATATGGTATCACAAACCTGGATTTGAGAGTTTTAGTTAAAAGGGATCACAAGTTAGATTCCTATAAATTGAATAATGTAGCACTTCATTTTACAGGTGACGAAAAAGATGATTTATCACCACAAGACCTGTTTATTAAAGTCGAAGGTTCAAATGATGATATTGCTATAGTTTGTAAGTATTGTGTTCAGGATACTAATTTAGTCGTAGACTTATTTATGAAATTATGTATATTTTCAAACTTAATTGGTATGTCAAATGTATCTAGGGTTCCTATTAGTTATGTCGAAATTAAGGGACAACAAGTCAAAGTTTTTAGTCAACTACTTTACGAAGCTAGAGGAATGGGATTAATAGTTCCTACAATACCTTACAATACGAAAAATAATGATTCTTTTACAGGCGCTACTGTTTTAAATGCAAAACCCGGAGCATATTACAAACCTATTGCTGGATTGGACTTTGCGAGTTTATATCCTAGTATTATGATATCAAATAATTATTGTTATTCAACCATAGTTGATGATGATGAAAACTATGGATATTTAGAAGGAATTGACTATAAACATATCGTATGGACAGATTCAGATGGAAGAAATTATGATGTAAAGTTCGTTCAAAATGTTCCTGGACTGCTCCCGATTATGTTGGAGAAATTGTGGAAGGAGAGAAAGAGAATTAAGAAATTAATGAAAACTGCGACTCCTGAAATGTATAAAGTATACGATGGACAACAATTAGCCATTAAAGTATCAATGAACAGTATTTATGGATTTACTGGTGCTACATTTGGTAGATTACCCGATAAAAGAATTGCGTCAGCTGTAACAGCTGAAGGGAGAAAATCAATCGAGATTTCTAAAGAATACGCAGAGAAAAATTATAATTGTGAAGTAATCTACGGGGACACTGATTCCATTTATGTGATGTTTAATACAGAGTTTGAAGGCAAAAAACACTTCGATGCATCCTTCGACATAGCACAGGAATGCGCGGATAAAATCACAGCAAATTTGTTCAAAAACCCGATGGAGTTGGAGTTTGAAAAAATGATGTATCCTTTTTATTTATTTACTAAAAAGCGATATGCTACGGTTATTTGGACAAATAAGGACAAATATGATTATATTGATTATAAGGGTATTCAAATTAAAAGAAGAGATTCGTGTAATTATGTAAAGGAAGAAGGCGTTAAGATATTTGAAACACTTTTGTTAAATGATATATACGATTTTAAGTTTGGGTTAGATAACAAAAACATTAATATAGCTACTAAAATGGCTAAAGATAGTATATCTGCTCTTTTGCAAGGTAAAGTTCCTATTAATAAATTAATTGTATCAAAATCATTTCGTGAAGGATATTCATATGAAAAGAAGGGTGTATGCCCTATGTGTGATAAAACATGGTTTAGAAAAGATGATAATGGTAAAAAAGACATGGTAATACCAGATAATTTACTCCGAAAAGAGTCTTTATGTCCATCGTGTAATAAAAATGTAATATTCAGGAAAATGTTACCAAATCTTCCACATGTAGCACTAGCAGAAAAAATGAAAGAAAGAGATCCGTTTAATTGCCCAGTTATAGGTGATAGAGTACCGTATGTTTTTATTAAAGGTGATCCAAAACTAAAACAATTTGAAAAAGTTGAAGACCCGGTGTTTTCCACGAATAATATGTTAAGTATTGATTATCTTTACTATTTCGAACATCAACTTAAAAGCGTATTAGAAACAATCTTCGAAGTAGTAATTGATGACTTATCTGATTTATTTGCAGAGGCTACAGCGTTAAAACCTAAAAAAATAAGAAATAAAAAGTTAAATTAAATATTATATATATAAATAATGGTTGTAGTTCTAAATAATTGTAGTTATGGTCAAGATCAAGATGAAGGGTATACAGGTCCAGATAAAATTAAAAAATATGTAAATAGTGGTAGGTTTACATCTAAAAATCGCATAAATTTGTTAAGAACAGGCATATTAAAAACTAATAGTTTACCATTAGAGTTTAGAACTTCAGTTTATGGTACTAAGAATGCCTATACTGTTTCAGATGATTGTAAAAAAATAGTAGTTATTAAATCTGCTACTGAATACAGAATATATAATCTAATTAATAATTTATGGAATGAGAGTATTTTATTTTCGTTTCAAGTAGGTACAAGTTTAAGCAGTGTATCCATATCTGGAGATGGTAAAAAAATAGCATTTGGCGATACAGGGAATAATCAGGTTTTGTTAACTGACGGGAATGGTACCCCTTCTTTAAGTAAAGATTCTGTAGGTGTAACTACAGTTGATAATTTTGGAGAAGTTGTTCGTTTAAATTATGATGGTAGTATATTATATATATCAAATTTTAGCACTGGAACTAATGGAGGTATACTTAAAATAGAAGGAAATAATAGAACATACATCTCTAACTCTACTTTAGGTTTTGGTTGGAATATGGATTTAAGTGATTCATTTTTATTTGTAATAGCAGATGGTGTAAATTCATCAGATAATGTATTTATATACGAAACTTCTACATTTACTTTATTACAATCAATTAATTTATCTAATTATATTACAGGATTTGTTAAAACTATTTCTGTAGCACAACGTAACGGTTCTGATGTATTTATAGTGGGACTACCGGATTCTTTTTCAACTTTATTATTTGGGTATAATACTATATCTAGACAATTTATAGCTACTTCTATAAATAATCCTGATTATGATCCGTCGTCTTTAGGTACTGGTTTAGGAATAACTTATTATAATGGTAAGATGGTGACTGCTACGTCTGACCTTGAAACCGGAACTGTATATATAGATAATATATTTCCGGTTGGATCAAATGTTTTTAATTTTACTCAAACAACATCAGAGAATATAGGATTTGATATAACTTTTAAAACTTCACCTGTTAATAGAGTTTTATTAGCATTTAGTGCTCAAATTAGTGGATATTTATATATCTATAATTATCCCTCCGTATTATTAAATCCAAACCAGGTGGGTTCAATATCAAATGCACCAACGGTGAATATTCCTGATTAATAAATTACTTAGACATTTTTTTAAAGCCTTGCATTACAGGATCTTTAATTAGATACAAAAACCATATTAATGTGAATGCAAGTGTTAGACTCGCTACTGTTATTTGGAAAACTCTATTATGTTTATCTTTATCAGGTAGACTATTATAAGAATCAATTTCAAATATAGATAGTAAAAACGCTAAAACTATGAGAATATATCCCATAAATGTATCAAACGAATCACATGAAGAAAACGCCATTTTAAAATAAGTAAAGAAAAAAAAGGAGAATTATAATTATAATTTGATAGAAATGACGTGTTTGTCACTATATTAATCCACATGGTGAATTACCGAAATTTTGTGTTCTTAAAATATTTACGGATTCTAACGCAAATCATACACATAGAAAAAATCAACGCCTTTCGATTTTGAAAGATTTAGGATATTCTTTAAAATAAAATGTTAATATTAAATAAATATGCCGATTCAGTTTCAAGTAAAGTTGGATATACCTATAAATCTTAAAAATAAAGTTATTCAAAACAGACAAAAAAGTCTATATTCAAGAGCTGAAAAGATAAATAAAATGATCAGTGCAGAAGATACAAGTGAACATATTATTAAAAATGACACTTTAACAAAAGGTTTAAGTTTTAGTACGTTTGAACATAAATATCCAGGGATTATGGAACAAGTTACACCCAATACTTTTAGATTTTTAGAAAAAGGAGTATATAGTATAAGTATTACTTTAAGAGTAAATATATCAGCTATTAATACTGTTACAGGATGTGAAATTAGACCCGCAGTTTCTAACACACTGGTAAATACAGACGAATTTCCTAATATTTCCGATGGAGGCATCACAACTTTTAGAATAAATGTTCAGGTCGCAAGTGACACATCTAAAGAAAGTCCTTTTAAAACTTACGATGTACAATATAGTGCATTTTATAATTACACAGGCGATGATAATGATCTTTTAAAATTATTTTTATATGGGCCTAACGATAATCAATATAGTAGCTGTACAAAGAGAAAAATAGAGTTTATATATTTAGGAGATTAATTTGAATCATAAATAAAATATTTATTACTATAAAATGCCGTCCATCATAAAACCTGGATTGCTAGTAAATTATCTTACCGTTTCTATCCTGACAAATGAGCAAGCGATTAATCAACAAAATACTACAGACATTATAGACGTTATTGGTTCGCAGGCCAGTTTTAAAAATCAAGGATCATATATTCCATACTTATCTTCAACTAAAGATTTGGGATATGATACAGACACTATTATACAAAATAGTATAATAGAAAAGATTAGCAATACTTTATTTAGAATACTTAAAGTAGGATTAATTAGAATTGATATAACTTTCACTTCTTTTATTCATCATACTAATACTGCACCAACATTAACAACTAAAATAGTTACAGGCAATAACTTTACAGGTGATCAGATAGATACACCAGTAACACTAGTAGAATACAAAAAAGAAGTACAAGTCGCTAGTGATACAGATGTTAGAACAGATCACGCAGTTGAAACGACTGTTTATACTTATCATTATTATTTTGATGGTACAACTAACGAGAATGATTATATTAAAATTAAAGTAGAAGGTCCAAATACTGCTGACAGTTTTATAGAAGCAGGTTATACATTAACATTTACTCTTTTAACCGGCATTACCTCATGAAATGAATAAAAAAATTTACTAAACGTATACACTTCAAATGGGTGGTACAAATTATGTGAGGATAAAAAAATGAGTGATTACGACAAAGAAATGTGTTAAGGAAAATGTGGCAGTAGTATGTGTAGCGATGTTTGCTAGTAAGTTGAGTGAGTTCGTGGAACGCGAGGGTCTCTCTGCCGAGAAGACCGGTGAGTTAATCCAGTTATTCAACGAGGCTTTGGTAGAGATCGGTCAGGGAATATTGAAGGATTCTCGTCCGCGAAAGGAGGCCCCTAAGAGCGTTGTTGGTGAGCAGCGTTGGGCTAGTAAGGTTGCGGAGGCGTTTGCAGTTGAGAAGGGTTTATCGTTGGATGATTTCGTTGGAGTTGGTAAGGTGACTAAGCAGCACATGTTGGATCACCTGAAGGGTAGTGGTAAGATGAGTCCGGTCGTGAGCGTCAAGGGTAGTCCTGGTACTGGTGGTAAGGGTAAGCAGAAGGTTCAATGTAGTGGATTGACGGCTAAGGGTGAGCCGTGTACGCGGACTGGTACAGTTACGCCTGATGGTGCTAAGAATTGTTACTGTTTCCGTCACGCAGACAATTGGAGGGATTTCGAGACCTGCATGAGTTCCGATTCGGAAGTTGAGGAGGAGGAACCGGACCTGGAGTAGAATTACGGGTGAAAAATAAAATTAAAGTATTAATTTTTAAAGGGTGATTTGACTTATAAAAAATCAACTTTTAAAAACTAAATAAAGAGTAAAGGGGTTTATATAGGAAAAATAAGGATAATTTTTCTCAAAAAACACAAAAGGTACACGATGCCTTATAAAATTACGTTAAAATATTTTTAGCGATTTCCAAAGGTAGGGTCGTGAAAACTGCAAAAATGGGGTTAAAAAGTGTAAAGATTATGGAAATTCGCGTACAAAGCGGTAGATGGACCTATAAAAATGGTCAAAAATGCGGAAAAAATGCGTATATATGGTAAGGAAAATTTGACATTTTTGAGCATCGGGAGAAAACAAAGGTATAACCATTCAAAGAAATTAAAAATCCTCGTGATTTTCGAAAATGACGTTTCGTGGGTTTTGCATTTTTGCAGAAATTGAAGTTGATTCCCACTGGTGAAATAAAATTTTATTAAAAATAAAAAAAAATTTTATAAAAATTGAAATTTTCATTTTTATACCTCCGTTTCACCACCAGCGGAGCATGTAGAATATATGTCAAAATGGTAGATATTTAAATTTTATAATATTATTAATTAAAATTTTAAAGTATAAATATACTAGTAAATATATAAGTAAAGAAATCTATAGGTAGGAATAGAAATTCAAATCCTTGCACTTTTGGGGGTCATCTTTGCACTTTTTGAGGCCATCCGGGGTCAATCTTTACATTTTTTAGCAAAACTTTGCATTTTTGCGGCGAGGACTCTAATTTCCTTAAAAGTGTCAAAATGGTACTTAAAAGTGTAAAGATTTGTAAAAAAAGTGTCAAAATAAGGGAAAAAGTGTAAAGATTTCATAATATATTAAAGGTAGGATTTTTAATTCTGTTTAATTTTAAAGGTATAACCAGTCATAGAAATCAAAGTTGTATTTTTTAAGTTTACAGTTTGATAGTGTTTTTGGGGTAGTCGAGTGAAATAAGCACTCAAAAAGTTTTTAAAAATAATTTTTTTTTTTATTTTTCGTCAATTAGGAAGATTGGGTTTCGTCCATGAGCATGATTGCCATTGCTGCGTAATTATGTAGATCGATGAGGGTATCTCTGAGTGATTCGTCGTCAACTAATGATACTTGTTTATTTGAGATTGAAACAGCTCGTGAAATTTTATCAGACATTCTAACGATGACTCCAATAGTTCCGTAATTTGCAAATGCGTCTCCATAATCTTGATTTTTCTTTTTGAAGAGATCAGCTGCTTCTTTTTGAATGGTAGCAAATTGTTGAGTTCTGTCCATGTTATGTATATATGATATATGTCTATAAATGAGTTTAGAGAATTATGTCATATATAAGTATCCAATGGATAAAGTGGTAAGTTATCACGAGTTTCTTCGTAATAAGGAAAATATTCGCGAGTTTATCGAAAATATTTTAAGCAAAATCCCTGATATTACAATTTATTTACCAAATAATTTAAGTTCTGAGGAGCGCCGATTAATTTATCAGAACTCGAGTAATTATTTATTTGAGAAGTTAAATAAGGTTGGATCAAAATATTCTATTAAGATATGGAAGAAACCAGATGATGAAACTGGCGAGAATGAGGCAGATGGAGAACCAACGGAAGTTGTACCTGAAGATAATGAGACAATTATTGAAGACGAAGATGAAGACGAAGACGAAGACGAAGGAGTTAAGAAACTTGAAGATATTTGCATTGAATTAGATTATTGTAGGAGGTTAATTGTAAATAATCATGAAAATAGTATGCAAAAGTTTTCGTCAATTCAGTGTAACGTGAGTATTTTATCATCTCTAGTTTTAGCAAATATTGCTTTAATTTGTACAATTATCGTAGCTACACCTGTTAAAATTATCGTTGAATATCCTGAATGGGGTTATCCTTCGGTGAATATTAGTCTCTAAACTTCCAATTTCCATATTTTAACGCTTTGTTAAACTTTTTCGTTGTTGTAAACCTGGTAACATCTGAAGATTTTCTTCCGTAAAATACAATAGTTGGTTCTTGCGTGTTAGGATGTGGTAAATATACGGGATAATTAGTAATATTAGTTGGAAAATTAAACAATACATATTCTTGTTTAGGATCTTTGACGTATATTTCTTGAATATCGACTAATTGTAGTGGGAAAATTGAACCATTATATGCTTTATATAGTATGTAATCATTAGAGTCGAGAGGTTTTCCTACTAAAAATCCTCCCGATCTAAAAGTTCCTTCTTCAACTTTAGAGATGCTATTACCATTTAATCTATATTTAAAAGTATTGCCTGGCGGGTAATATAATATATCACTTATATTTTTAAGTTTTACCCAGCCTTTATCTATTAATTGTTCGAAATATTGTTTTTCAAATTCGGGATCATTATTTACCATATCCTGTATACTAGTGTAGGTGTCAGGATTAAATCCTATTTTATGTTTTGTGTATTTGTCAGGTATTCTTTCATACAATTGTAGCGATGTGTCCATATTAAATAATAATTAGATAATATCTTTAAGATAATAAAATAAAAGTTATAGTAAATGCACGATGTATATTACGAGATATGCGAGAAGTTAAGTTTGGTAGATTTATTAAAATGTAGTATTTTAAACAAAGATTTTAATAAAATTACGTGGGAGATATTAAAAATTAAAATTAGAGTTTATGGATTTATACAATATTTAAAATCGACAACTATATTTCCGGTTATCAAAGGAAACAAAGTAATTAACGTTTTTACAAAAAAATATAGAAATCGTGAAAATGAGATAATAATGGTATTTAAGTAGATTATTGTAGTTTGAAAAAGTTATTTAAGTTTAAAATAATGTAACGTGATCAAATAAGTTACAAATAATTTAAATATTT